GTTGATTTTGCCAACGTAATATTTACATCTTCTACTATTTCAGCAGATGGCTGTATAATATATAATTCTTCTGCTTCAAATAAAGCAATTTGTGTAATCACTTTTGGTTCTACTAAAACTTCAACAAATGGTGATTTTACAGTTGAATTTCCTGCAGCAGGTGCTTCTACTGCAATAATTCGTATTGCTTAACAAAGGTTTTTATTAATGGCTCTTGTAGTAAAAGATAGAGTAAAACAAACTACAACTACAACTGGTACTGGAAGTATTGTATTAAATGGTAACGTAGCAGGTTTTCAAACCTTTGCTGCCGCTTTAACAAATGGTGACACTACTTACTACTCTATTTTTGAAACAAGCACTGATGCGTTTGAAGTTGGTTTAGGTACTTGGAATGAAAGTACTTCTACTTTAGCAAGAACTACTGTTTTAGAAAGTTCAAACTCTGGTAATGCCATTAATCTTACAGCACAAGCAGAAGTATTTATTACATATCCTGCAGAAAAATCTGTATTTCTGGATAGCACTGGTGATGTAACTTTAGGAAATGACCTAACTGTTACAGGAGATTTTACCGTTAATGGAACTACCACAACTATTAATTCAACTAATAAAGTTCTTACTGATGCTCTAATTGAATTAGCTAATGGAACTACAGGTACACCTTCAAATGATTCAGGTGTTGTTATTGAACGTGGCGATAGTGATAATGCGTTTATTGGTTTTGATGAATCTGAAGATAAATTTATTGTAGGTACAGGATCGTTTACAGGTGCAACTACAGGCAATCTTACAATTAGCACAGGTACACTTGTAGCTAACGTAGAGGGTAATGTAACAGGTAACGTTACTGGTAATACATCAGGATCATCTGGTTCTACAACAGGTAACGCAGCTACTGCAACTGCTCTTGCAACAGCTAGAAATATAGGTGGTGTATCTTTTGATGGTACTGCAGCTATAGACTTACCAGGTGTTAATACAGCAGGGAATCAAAATACTTCTGGTAATGCTGCTACAGCAACAACAGCAGGTACAGTCACAACGGCTGCACAACCTAATATTACATCATTAGGTACGCTATCTACTCTCATAGTTGATAATATTACGATAGATGGTTCTACTATTGTTTTTGAAGGTGCAACGGCAGATGACTTTGAAACAACGATTACTGTGGTTGATCCTACCGCAGATAGAACTATTTCTTTCCCCAATGAGTCAGGAATATTGGCAACACGTGCCTCTGCAGCAGCATTTGCAAATTTATTAGGATAAAAAAAAATGACAATAGATGTTTTATCAGCAACAAGTATTAAACCAGACGCAAGAATACATGAGTTAAGCACAGGCAACACTACTATTTCTGACACCCCAACATCTGATGAGGTTTTAAAGTGCGTTAGTATATACTTAGCAAATAAAACGGCATCAACAGCAAATGTAACTATAGAATTTGTTGATGATGGTGGTAGCACAGCTTGTTTAGCATATCAAATTGATATTCCTCCAGATAGTACTTTGCAGTTTGTTACAAAAGATGCACCTATTTATTTACTATCGGGAGATACATTACGTGCAACATCTGGCACTGCCTCTGCCATTGATTTATCTGCCTTTTATGAAATGATAAGTGTGGCTTAATGAATAGTCAGGATTTTAATTTAACTTCTGATGGTACTGTAATTTTTCCTACAACGGACAATAAAGATTACAAAATATTTAGCATGATTATTTCTAATGAAACTGATGTTAATACAAACTTTTCATTATTAGTTGATAATGTTGTTTTAGATACTGACACTGTTCAAGGTCAATATGCAAAATCGCTACTTGATGACTGTTGGTTTGCTCAAGAAGGAGGCACAGAACTAAAGGCAACTGGCTCTGGATTAACCCTTCATTTAGTTTACGAGGAATTAGATGAGTAGAGAGTTTTCATACTTTGGCGGCAAAATTGGAGCAAACACAACAACTACGTTGCAAGAGCCAAGCAAATCAGATGCAGGTGGTGCAAATCGAGGAGCATTACTGACCTCAAATGCTCAATACATGCGTAAAGCAAAAGATACTGCACCAGAGACGCAAGCCGTTATTGACTTGTACGAAGCAAGTTGGAGTCATGCGCAAGACACAGTGCAAAACAGTTGGGTATCCACTGGAACAGTTACGGTAAGCGGAGCGCCAACTGGATCAACTGGTCGATGGGTGTGGGTATATCGTGCTGTTGATGGATTTGTATCAGATTTTCAGATGAATGATTTTGATTTTCAAGTTGCAATCGGTGGCGATGCAGATGGTGTACTGCCTAACGATTCTTCTTTAATAAATTTTTTTGAACGTCATAGTTACAACTCAACGATAGATAGAAATTCAAATTATGACAATATTAGTGAAGTCGAAACTCAATACGAAACAAAAGTAAATGATGGTTTATTTGTAGCACTTGCTAATGCAACAACAAATTCCACTTACAACGGACTTAACTCAGCCCCTGGATCAACAGGAACAGGTATTGATGATGGTAGCAATTATTTTATTTATTATGAATCTAGTGGAACTTTTACAAATGGTAAGGTTGGATTGTTGCGTTCAAAAGAATTGACGTTTGGTTCTGGTGTTAGTCCAACTATCGAATTTTCTTATGCAGTGTCTTCAACTTCATCAACTCATGTTGGGGGAATGAAGTTGTATTGGGCGGGAGAAACATAAATGTCTTTTGGTCACAGTCCTTTTAGTACATCTGCATTTAGTGATAGTACTGCAACACAAGTTGATGTAACTTTTGTAATATCAAGTGTATCAGCTACAACTAGTTTAGGTAGTATTACTGTAGTTGAAGGTACAGGTGTATCTCCTACTATTACTGGCGTATCTAGCACAGGTAGTATAGCTAATGTTACTATAGTTGAGGGTACAGGATCAACTATAATTCTTACTGGTACATCTGGTGCAAGCAGTGTAGCTACCGTTACAATAGTTGAAGGTACAGGTACAACAAACACTCTTACTGGTTTAGCTGCTACAGCATTAAATAATACAGTAACTGTTACTGGCACAGCTAATGTACCTGTAGTAAATGTTGCTAATACAATTTCTATAGGTACGTTAACTATAAACACAGTACAGTTTAATTATGAATCTATAAAAAATAATTATAATAGATTACGCACTGAATATATAAGTTCAACTACATATAAAAGTAGAACAACTCTTGTTCGTGAATCGAGTTCTAAATTTAGAACAGTATATATAGAACCTAGAAATGAAAGAACAGTATATGTTAAAGAAGAAAATTCTAAAATTAGAACATTATATATAGAAACTCAAAATGAAAGAACAGCATATGCTGCATAAAGGATAAACTAATGTCATTAAAATGGCCTAACAAAGACCCAGATGAAACACTAGACTATAGTATAGATTGGTCACGTTTTCTTGGTAGCGCAACTATATCAAATTTTGTTTGGTTTGTAGATAATGAAAGCGGTGTAAAAACTCAATTAAGTAATGGTGGATCATTAGTAAATACCATTCAACTTGTGTCTTCTACAAATACCAACACTGTAGTAACTGCACATATTGCAGGGGGTACGGATAATGTAAAATATAAATTTACTTGTAGAATTACAGATAGCAATGGGCTTGTAGTTGAAAGAACTGTATTTTTACGTGTGAGGGAAAAATAATGTCGTATAACTTTCTTGGACTTGTTAATGAAGTAAATCGTAGACTTAATGAAGTAGAGCTTACAAGTTCTAATTTTGCTACCGCAACAGGATATTACAATGCAGCTAAAGATGCAGTTAATGCATCCATTAGACACATTAATCACGAAGAGTTTGGGTGGCCTTGGAATCATGTAGAAGAAGAAGATATTCTTACTGCAGGAGTAACACGCTATGGTTATCCTTATGATGCTAAATATATTAATATGAATAGCTTTAGATTAAAAAGAAATACTACTTTAAATATTACAACAACAAAATTACAGAATATGAACTATCAAGAATATCTTGACAAACACTCTGACTTTGAGTATAATACAGATACAGGAATACGCTCTAAACCAAGATTTGTAAGCAGAGCGCCCAGTCAAGAATTTTTAATATTTCCAACATCAGATAAAGCGTATGAATTAATTTATGAATATTATCGTAACCCTGTAGATTTAGAATTACATGATGATGTACCAACTGTTCCTTTAGAATTTAAACATGTAGTTACGGATGGTGCTATGTTTTATGTATATCAATTTCGAGGAGACACTCAATCATCTCAATTGTCTCAACAAAAATTTGAACAGGGTATAAAATTTATGCGTAGTATACATATAAATAGCTATGATTATATTCGTTCTACAGTAAAAGTTGGAAATCCCGATACGTTTGGTTTATTGAAAGTATAACAGTATGACTACTGCATGGTCCACATTTCCTGTTCCTTTTATGGGTGGTTTAGTTACAAACATTAGTCCACTACAACAAGGTATGAACGCTGTAGGTTCTGCTTTTATATTACAGAACTTTGAACCTTCACTTGACGGTGGTTATCGTAAAGTAGCAGGATACAGTAAGTTAGATACTGCACAGTTAAGTGGTAGTGGTGTAGTACAAGCATTAGCTGTTGTACCAAATGCAGATGAAGAAAGATTTATTGCCGCAAGAAACGGTGTATACTATTTAATAAATACTACAGATAGTACTCCTGCATGGTCATCTAAAGCTACAGCAAGCAGTACAGGATTTACTCGTGCTAGGCATGTAAGTTATAATTTTAGTAACGCTCTTAAAATAGTATTTGTAGATGGCACAAACTATCCAGTATATTATACTGACAGTAATCAAACAATGGCTTATATAACAGGAAGTGGAACAGGTCAATCTGCAGTAAATGGGGCAAGTACAGTTGAAGTATTTAAAAGTACTTTGTTTTTTAGTAAAGGTACAGAGTTAGTATTTACTGCACCTTATTCAGATACAGATTTTGATCCTGCAAATGGGGCAGGTAGTATTGGACTTAACTCTGAAATAACAGGTCTTAAAATTTATCGTGATGCACTAATAGTATTTTGCCGTGATAAAATTATGAGATTAACAGGAAACAGTTCTGCTGATTTTACATTAAGCACAGTCACAGAAGACCTTGGATGTCTGAGCGCAGATACAATACAAGAGATTGGTTCTGATGTTATGTTTCTTGCTCCTGATGGATTACGAACATTAAGTTCAACAGAACGTATAGGTGACTTTGGAATTGATGTTGCGTCTAAAAATATAAGACCTACAATAACAGAAATGCAAAATTTTTCTCAGAGTTTTTCTAGTACTATAATTAGAAATAAAGCTCAATATAGGTTGTTTAGTTTTGTAAGTGGTGAAATAACAGACGCTTCAAAAGGTGTGTTAGGTACAAAATTTGTAGATCAGGGTGGTCAAGGTTTTCAATGGGGAGAACTTAAAGGTTTTAAATCGTACATAGCAGATTCTCAACAAATAGGAAATAATGAATTTATAGTTTTTGCTAATACTGATGGCTATGTATATAGAATGGAAACTGGAACATCAAGAGATAGTAGCAATATAAATGCAATATATGAGTCTCCATTTATGCCTATTACTGATCCACAAAAAAGAAAAACTTTTTATAAACTAGACTTATATATAAAACCTTTTGGTGCATTTAATGTTACTGCAGCAGTTAAATATAATCAAAATGATAAAGATAAAATACAACCTGCTTCATTTACATTAGTATCAGGTGCAGGTGGTGGTGGTTTTTATGGAAATAATAATGCTATCTATAATACAACAACTTATGGAGAAGCAAGTACACAATCATTTAATAATAATATTACAGGTTCAGGAAACACTGTGGCGTTAAGAATAGAAGATAATAGTTCTAATGCATCATTTTTATTAGATACAGCAATACTTGAGTTTGCTGAAAACAATAGGAAATAAAGGAAAATCTCATGGGTACAGGCTATGTAAGAAATGATACGGCTAATAATATTGCCAACGGTAATGTTATTAATGCTGATGATTTAGATGGTGAGTTTAATGCCATAGAAGCTACGTTTAATAGTAGTTCAGGTCACACCCATGATGGCACTACGTCAGAAGGTGCTCCTATTGAAGTAATTGGCCCTTCTCAAGATGTAGTTGCGACTGCTGCATTACTTAGACCTAAAACAACAAACACTGTAGATTTAGGAACAGATGCCCTTAGATATAAAGATTTATTTATGGAGGGTAACGCAGATATAGATGGAACAGTTAATGCTGAAGGTGTAGTTACTGCTAATGCAGGTGTAGTTATAGATAATATTACTATTGATGGAACAGAAATTGATCTTAGTTCTGGTGATTTAACTGTAGATGTAGCAGGAGATATTATTTTAGATGCTGATGGTGGTGATTTTAAATTTCAAGATGGTGGAACTGAAATATTAAGAATTACTAATTCATCAAGTGATGTAATTATTAAACCTATTGTAGATGCTAAAGATATTATTTTTCAACAAAGAGATGGAACAGAAGTAGCTAGAATAGAAGACAATGGTACATTTAATGTGGTTACAGATAAGTTAGCTATTAATAGTACTGCTGTTACTGCAACTGCTGAAAAATTAAATTTTACAAGTGATGTAACTTCTGCAATACAAGCTCAACTAGATGCTAAAGCAGGTACTTCTGGCCCAACATTTACAGGTACTTTAACTGCTCCAACTATAAATGCTTCAACTGCATTACAAATAGGTGGCGTTGCTATTACCTCAGATTCAGGAGAATTAAATTTATTAGATGGTTCAGCGGCAGGAACTATTGCAAATAGTAAAGCTGTAATCTATGGATCAAGTGGAGAGGTAAATGCAACGACTCTACAAATTGCAGGTACTTCAATTACATCAACACCAGAAGAGTTAAATATACTTGATGGAGTAACGGCAACTGCTGCTGAGTTAAATTATAATGATATTACAACACTAGGTTTAACGGAGGCAAGTAAAGTTGTAACGGCTGATGCAAATGGTGTAGTTAGTTTTGACAATGGTACAACAGAAGAGAGTACTGTAGTTTCTTCTAGCTCTAATGCAGCTACAATTAACTTAAGAGATGGTAATGTGTTTACGCATACTTTATCCGAGAATGTGACCTACACGTTTAGTAACCCTGCAGCGTCAGGTAGAGCCAGTGCGTTTATTTTAAAGGTGGTGCAAGACAGTAGCGCAAGGACAATCACTTGGCCTGGAACTGTAGACTGGGCAGCGGCAACTGCACCCACGATTACTGCAACCAACGCAGGGGTAGATGTGTTTGCTTTTATTACAGTGGATGGTGGTACTAACTACTATGGCTTTACTCTAGGTCAGGCGATGGGATAATAGATGTCAGTAAGTAAAATAGTAGCAGCAGCAGCCTCTAGCGCAGGTAGTGATTCATTAGATATAGACGATGTGTTCAGCACGTTTTTGTATGCAGGTAATGATTCTACACAAACTATTACTAACAATATTGATTTATCTAATGAGGGAGGTTTAGTCTGGATCAAAAGCAGAAGTGACACACAGTCGCATGAGCTTGTTGATACTGTTAGAGGTAACACTAAATTTATACGAACACATAGCACAACAGCAAATAGAACTTCTACTTCAGGAGACGTTACGGCATTTACTTCTTCTGGTTTTAGTTTAGGAGCAAGTAGCACAGCAGGTGTTAATAATTCTGGCAACGAATATGTATCTTGG